ATGTTATTGGAGTCATGAGCGATCAGTTAGACTACGATGCACTACCGGAGTTATAAAATGAAAACTCAATGCACGATCTGCCCACTAGAGGGCTCACATTACACACAATTTTGCTCACTGTTTCCTGTATATCAGTTAGCAAATACAGTGCATGAATGTCAATATCAAACTGAATGTTCACAAATTAGAGAGTCAATAGAACTACAAAAGGAATTGGAAAAAGCATGACAACCGCAATTGTATGGTCAAAAGACCAATGCCCCTATTGCGACCAGGCCAAAGCATTGCTGAAGTCTCGAGGCATTGAATATGAAGAACGCAACGTGAGCCAGGACTGGACACGTGAACAATTATTAGAAGCAGTACCAACGGCTCGAACATTACCACAGATCTTCCTGGATCAAGAACTTGTGGGTGGATTTACAGAACTTAGAAAGAAATTAACAGAATGAAACATCTCGAAGGCAGCACAGTAACTTTTAAATTGAACTCAGGCGAAGAACTCATTGCCAAACTAACACGGGCCGACGGAGATTGGCTAGAAATCAGTGCACCTGTTAGTGTAGCACCTGGACCACAGGGGCTGGGACTAGTGCCCAGCATGTTTACTGCTGACGCGGATGAGCCAGTCAAACTAAACATCAACAACGTGGCAATTTACGCATTAACAGATGATGCAGTCAAGATGAAGTATATTGAAGCATTGACTGGTATCCGAGTGCCGGAAAAGAAATTGATAATGGGTTAACAACCCAGTATTTCACATCCATAAATACAGCATGGGGCATAGATTTGTAATCATGAAAGGCACTGAGCTTTTTGTGTATGACCAATACAAAGATATCCCTGACGATTTAGACCATGTGATAGAATTTCTACCAGAAATCCCACCAGGCCCACACACCAGTGGGGAACACGATGAAATTGAACAATGGCACAATCAGTTTTTAAAACTTATGGAGATTGAACATGCCCGCAGCGGCGAGAAAAGGTGACCAAGGAGTTCCACATTGCAGTGGATACACTATTGCCAACGGCAGTGGTGATGTGTTCATCAACAACCGACCGGCAGCCAGAGTAGGAGACAGTAGCACAGGGCATTTAAAACCCGGCAATCCATGCAAGGGGCATGTGGCATCAATCTCTCAAGGCAGTAGCACAGTTTTTGTAAATGGTAAACCCCTAGCCAGAGTAGGCGATGCATTAGCAGGCTGTACATCAGTTGGCCAAGGCAGTGGTGATGTGTTTGCAGCATAATGGCTAGTATATTAACACCATTACAGATGATTGCCGGAGCCACGTTGAGCAACAACAGCGGCGTGGCCATTGCCAACACTTGGACTGCTGCTGCCGCAGCTTATACCAGCACATCACTGTTAACGCCATTTTTTAATACTGTGGGCAACAGTGCCGCAGCCAACATCAGTGGAAACACACTGACCAGCATGTTTACATTTTGTGCAAACACTGTACCTGCACTGGCTGACAACACACCTGCTGCGTATGCTTCTCTGGGCACAAACACCACATCAGGATTTACTGGTATAATTACTGCTCAAGGCACCAGCTATCTTGGCAATGGTAATACTGCTGTTTTTGCACAGGTGTTTGGGGCAGCACAAGGTTATGTAACTTCAACCAATGAATTTATCAACACCAGTGTAAACAGTCAGACCTATCTTGGTTCAACGTTTACCACAATGAACAGTCTTGTCACTGGCAATCTCAGTGACACCACCTTGGCCATGACAACATTTGGTCTAGATCTGGCAGCACTGGGACAATTGATTGATCTTGACAATCTTGGCAATTTTGGTTCTCCGGCTGCACTGCTACGGCAATTGCTCACCCTGACCAATCTCACAGCAAACATTCGATCTATCTTGATTCAAGCAGGACTTGACGAAGCCAGTATTGGTAATCTTACCAATCCCAATGACAATGTGAGTGATAGTGTACAACATCTAGCATACCTGGGCATGCTGAATGTCACAGGCACTGACCTAGAACAGGTGTTGGCTATTTTTGGGGTAACCACCAAGAATATAAACACCATGGCAGACCTTTTGAATCCTGCAAAAATATTTCCCAACAGTATTACCAGTCTCACAGTTCGCACCTACAATCAAGATACCACGTCAGTATTACGAGCCATCTACGATAACACACAAGGCACAGTGAATTCAAAATTACTGATTTACTTGCCAAGATATGTGATGACCCTTGGTACTCTAAATATAATCAGCTACGAAAGACTTGCTAGAATCATCCCAGCAGACCAGGCACTGGCCTGCAAGGCCATGCAAGTTAGTCTACAACAAATAAAAAATATAAACAATCTTGTGTTGTCTCAACTGTCAGCAGCATTTGTTGACATGCAGACCACTAGAGATCTGCCGGCTATATCTGCACTAGAACAAGCTGTGCCTGCTAGCGTGGCTGCATACTATGCCAGTTCATATGCCACCGGCTCAGGACCCAACGGGACTTTGGTCATTACTGATTTGCTTGGAGCCGCAGTCGGAGTAGACTACACCAGTTTACTAGGCAACGTCACAGTCACAATCAACAGTATGACTGGCACAGGTATACTAGGCGGATTGACCGACACCTATACTAGAATGCAAAATACTGTCAACGGAGTGTATGGCAATGCTGTTGCTGGACCTGTTACTATTCCTGCAGGCACAGGAGCCGGAACATATGCCAATGCTGACACAGCATTGCAAACACTGATAGCCAACGCTAGTGTACAGGTCTCTGCAATATCTGTATCGTATCCTGCCCAATCAGGCATTTTGAATGCCGACTTCAACTCAATGGCAGCAAAATTGGTTTCCGAAAATACCAATCTTGCTCTGGCTAGCATAGACATTCCCAATCTTGGCACATCGGGTCGAGGTCCAATCATGAGTTTTGTGCAAAGTCTTCCAGGTTACGGAATCAACACAGAAGCCGATGGTCCTGCACAATTTATCGAAACAGTGGCTGATCTTGCCACACAAGGCGGGCAAGCTATTGTGGCCTGCCTGAGAGAAGGACGCAATCTCTTGTTATTAAACGGAGTAGGAATTGGACAAGATACTGCTATACCCAGCGAATATGCGGGCGTGATTCCGCAGGCCAATCTCATACCATCCACCTATACTGATGCAGAAGCAGCCAATTTAGTGGTAAAATAACAGTGACTGAATCACAATCCGCTAAGTAACTAGTGTGAATAACACAAAAATTAATTTTAAGGAAAAACTTCATGAAGAAATATGCTTTAGTAATGGCCCTAGCATTGGCCGCCTCCCTAGCACAAGCTGACGCTACCGTTTACGGTAAAGCTCGTGTGTACCAAGAAAACACCAAGACCGGCACTGCCGAAGGTGTAACCGCATTGACAAACGATTCCAGCCGATTCGGCATCAAAGCCACAGAAGCACTTGCCAATGGCATCACTGCTGGCGTTGTGCTTGAAACTGGCTACGGTGGCGACGCCCCTGCTGCAACCACACTGGGTGACCGCACTGCTGTTGTTGGCTTGTCTCACAAGTTGGGTTCCGTGGCCATGGGTCGTGACAAACACACCATTGCTCGCACACTTGACAACTATGACGCCATGGGCAATGCTTTTGGTTCTAGCACAGCAGTTATCCATGCTGCACAAGGTTCACGTTTGCAAAATGCAGTGTTCTTGACTGCCAAGCCTGTTGTTGGACTCTCTGCCACGTATGCAATTGCCAACAGTGAAGTTGCTGGTGGCACTACGGAATCACAAGCCAGCAGTGTTGAGTACACTGTGGGTGCTGTGAGCGCAACTGCTGCTCGCTACACCACCGGTACCAACAGCTACTCGGGCGTGGTTGGTGCTAGATTGTCTTTGGCATCTGGTACAAAAGTATTTGGTATGTATTCTGAAGACAAAGTATCTGGTGTATCAACTACTGGTAAATCAGTTGGTGTTAACCAGGCCCTGGGTGCAGTAACTTTGCTTGCTGGCTACGGTGAGAATGACACTGTCAAGGCCTACAACGTTGGCGCATCTTATGCACTGAGCAAGAATACTCTGGTTCATGCACGTTATGTCAAAGAAGACTCTGCAACCAATGTACAGAAATTTGGTGCTGGCCTAGAAGTCAACTTCTAAACTCCGCACTGTATAACACAGTACAACAAAAACCCGCTGAGGCGGGTTTTCTTTTGGTTGCCCAATAATATCCATGATGCTATAATACACACATGCAACCAGCCGCAACCCGTTATGAAAAGTTCAAACGAAAGATGTTGTTGTACTATCATCGCAGCGAATTTACAGTGGTAGAATGGATTGTGTGGTTGGCTGTTTTGGGTTGGTTGACCAATATTGCTCGAAATGTTATAATACACACATAGAGCAAAACAGGAGCAGAGAATGGACATTACTCAAGCTATCTCAATCTGTGAACAGTATCGCATTGATCACAGCGTCAGCGGGTTTTTGTTAGAATCCCTAGAGTCTATGCTGGCAGCAAAACAACGCAACGAACTCACTGCTGAACAGCGGGTGGCACTGCAAACAGTCATGAACAAAGGTATGAGTCTGGTCGCAAAGGCTGAAAAATGAAATGGTTTGCTGAAACAACTGAATGGTCTGGTGTTACGGCTCCCAACCATGTGTATCTGATGGACGATGCCAAGAGCAAGATGTATGCCTATGTGAAGTTTGGCACAGGAGCAGCACACAAGTTTAAAACACCCATGCGTATCGACATCCGTGGACGCAAATTCAAAATTGTGCCTGACCAATGGAATGTTTCTGTTGACGTAGCACCACCTGCAGGTGAGACCTGGACAGTGGCCGGCAGCAAGGGTGATGTTTACACTGTGACACGCCTGGACGGCAACTTGAGCTGCACTTGCTCGGGATTTCGATTCCGCGGCCAGTGCAAGCACACAAAACAAAACGGTTGACCAATATTCGCCAATCTGTTATAATTAACGCTTAAACACAAAAGGAGTCTTAGATGCTTTATACTTTCGCTGGTACTTCCGTTCTCAAAGGCGCTGTCAAAGTTCGTTTTGCCAACTCAGAAGCTCGAGGCAAGCAATTGGCTAAACTGGGTGACACTGATGTGAATATTGTGCCGTTGCCAGATGCAATGGACAAGGCCGGGGCTGTGTGTTATCTGCAGAATCTAGCAGGCTTTGCTGACACTGATGCGGTGCGTGAAGCACTGGCGGGCGAAGTGGCAGTCAAACTCCGTCCTGCCAAAACTGCAAAAAAGCATCTTACCAAAACTATTCGAGTCAAGACTGCAAAGCCTGCTCGCGCCCGCCGCACTGAGCCAGTGGTAGTTACTCAAGCAGAAGTTGACGCCTTGATGGCAGCAGTATTTGGAGTTAGGTAACATGACCAATCGCAAAATCGACTTTGCTCAATTGGGATTCAATCGATACCAAGTGTCGGACATGAACATTGTTATGAACCTGAAAACTCCAGAAGAAATTCAGGACTGGATGGTGGCAGTTGGCGCAGCGGATGTGGCCTATGCCATCAGCTTGCTGGAACAGGCTGCCCTGCTCGAACTGGACAGTGCAACTGACACCATGAAACGTTTTCCTGAAGCAATGGCTGCAATTAGAAAGGTAATGTAATGGGACTAGACATGTATGCTTATGCTGCCGCCAAGGCAGCAGCAGATGACAACACTGGACAGCGTGAAATTGCCTACTGGCGCAAGCATCCTAACCTGCATGGCTGGATGCATCGCTTGTGGATCGAAAAAGGCAACGAAGGCGAGTTCAACGGTGACGAACTAGAACTCACCTGGGAAGATCTTGAAGCTCTGGAACAGGCAATCACACACAAACAATTGCCTGCCACTAGCGGATTCTTTTTTGGGCAGGACAGCGACGACGAATATCGAGAAAGTGATCTTGCATTTGTTCGAGCAGCCAAAGCAGAAGTGTTTCTTGGACTCAAAGTTTTTTACAATTCAAGTTGGTAACACATTATGGCAGGCTGGAACACAATTAGAAAAATTCGCAAGTTAGAAGAACGTGCAGATGTTCTTGGCATGCGATTTACTGCTTACGGCAACGATGATATTTACGGTGAGAATGTGGCCCTGGTGCCCAAGGACAAGGACGCATTGCCAATCTACAGCCGTGATGCTGCATTTTTTGTTGGCACATTGGAAGAGGCAGACAAGTTTATGCAAGGCATACTGTGGGCACGAGATTATGATGATATGCTAAAGGTCAGTGATGTTGCCAAGCGCGAACGCAAAGAACAAGATGAACGCAACCGCCAACTGGTCCGACTTTTAAAAAGTGAAAAGAATACGTTGGTGAAAACATGAAAAAAATCTACTACGAAAAACGTGGCCGCAGATACATTCCTGTGTCTGAATACGACAACGATCTTATGGACAGTTTTTCTAAAGGTACTCATCTTGTGATGGTTTACCCAGGGGGTGCTAGTCGCCGATACAACATTGACCCTAACTATGCGACTATGATTGCAGCCGGCCGAGTAGCCGAAGAGGCTATGATTCGGGCAATGCATAAAGCCAGTGAAATGCGACCAGCCCGTACACCTATCACACCTGCACAACAAAAGGCATGGAAGAAATTGGCTAAAGAGTTTGGTGATGACCTTTGTACGTTGAGTGGCGCTAGTTCACACGACATTGCCGAAGCAGGTATTCGTGCCCTGCAGACAGAAGCAGACAAACTCATGACACATGCCGGCGTTCGAGCAGCCTACGAACAATTTCTATTAGTATGTGCTTTGGCCCGACCGCAGGAGAATTAAATAATGCATGACATTGACTTTGACAACAATGAGTTTTGGAAACACGTAGTGGTAGCTGACTGGGTTCGCGACCTTGAATCCAGCGATAGCCGATTGCACAAAGAACGAGTAATTGAAAAAGCCTTGATGGCTTCAAAATTGGGCAGTGCCGGTGCACAGGGTTTTTTGTTCAACTGTTATCTTGCATACAATCCTTTCTATGTGTACAATGTCCGGCAGATTCCGGAGACTGAGGGTCGGACTGGACAACCTAATCCGTGGCCCACGTTCTGGGGCCTGTGCGAGGACTTGAGAACTCGCGGAGTAACCGGCCATGCTGCTAGAGACCGTATTGAAGAAGTAAGCGAACTGTTTGACTCTGAGCAGTGGAATGGCCTGTGCCGACGAGTCTTGATCAAGGACCTGCGCTGCGGCATCAGTGAAAAAACACTCAACAAGGTTCTGGGCAAAACTTCCTGGAAGATTCCCACCTTTACCTGCCAGCTGGCACAGGACTCAACTGATCGTCCGGCCAAGATGAAAGGCATCAAACGCCTGGAGGTCAAACTGGATGGTGTGCGAGTTCTAGCAGTGGTACAAGGTGCCAGTGTTACACTGTACAGCCGCAATGGCAAACCGTTTGAAAACTTTCCGCACGTGGCCGAAGCTATTGCTGCCAACCGCAAACTGATTGGTGCATTTGGTGGACGATATGTGCTGGATGGTGAGATTGTGGGCGCCAGCTTTCAACAACTCATGCGTCAGGCACAACGCAAAACAGATGCGGATACCACGGACATGGTGTATCATGTGTTTGACATTATTCCACTTGACAGTTTTCAAGAAGGACACTACAATGCACAACAGAGCAAGCGACTTGATATTTTAACAGGATCTCGAGCACGGTTTGATGCTACAGATTGTCTGCGTCTCATGGACGGTATTGATGTGGATCTGGACACAGCCGAAGGACATGACATCATGAATCGCTATGCCCAGGATGCTGTGACCAACGGATTTGAAGGCATCATGATCAAGGATCTCAGCGCACCCTACGAGTGCAAGAGATCTAGTTTTTGGATGAAATGGAAACCCACAATCACAGTTGATCTCAATATTGTGGGTTTTGAAGAAGGTACTGGTCGCAATGCGGGCCGGTTGGGTGCTATAATTTGTGAAGGAGTTGATGATGACCGTAGAATTTGCGTTAATGTTGGCAGTGGGTTTAGCGATACTCTTCGTGATGAGTATTGGGCCAGTCGGAATGAGCTA